CTGACCTACGAACACCACCTACTACTACCACTTCTCCAATCTTACACATCAAGTCATGGGATTGAATACTAGATAGTTTCTTACCTTTTGCTGCTACAAATGTTTCACAAGTAAAGGTAAACAAATCTTCTAATGGTTCTGGGCCAGATGCCCTACCACCAAATGTTTTTAACTTAGCACCAGAAGGTCGTACTTTGTGTGTATCCCACTTAGGTATCTCACCTGCATAGAGCAACGAGATTAGCTGTCTAAGGGCTTTAGCCCACCCTTCCTTACTGTCACTAACCACTATGGTAGTATCGCTCTTGTATAGCTCATCTGGTACTTCTGGTAGCTTACTAATGTACTGACGCTCAACACTGAAACCTACACCAGTGCCACACAAAAGAATGAACATTGCTTCATCAAAACATTTAGGGTCATCTACTGCTAAGTAGCTACAGTTGTAAGCACAAGTGTTATCTCGTTCCATAGCTTGACCAGCAGTCATCATTGCCCTCATGCTAGGCATAACATTTAGATTGTAGATTGCATCTTCTAGTTGCTTGTAAGTATCTTTACTTACTTTATCAGATACAACATTAGTCATGTATCTATCAACTGTTTCTTTCCAAGTCTCCCTTCTGTTTAGTTCTGGTATCCATCTTGCGTATCTTGATAGGGCTATGTACTGTTGGTACTGGTTCATTTTTCGTACTCCGTATAGTCGTTTTCAATAATTTTATCTATGTAGTGCTTAGCTTTTTTTAAATCTTCTAAGCCATTTTTCTCTTTGTATCTTGATACATACTTAATAACATTACCTTGGAAGTAATCTAGTTTGTTAGCAGCAATAAAATCCCATACTTGGATAGGTAGTTTCCTATAGTGATCTCCACCCCATTGAAAGTTGCTAACACCTTTAACCACTTTAGTCATCTTATCCTCCATACTTATTTTTTAAATAATTTAGTGATACAGGAAGCTCGTCAAAGCTACCATTGTCTACTTCGTTTAACATCCAGATACCTTTCCAAGAACTGTTACCTTGATTGCCTAAGTAACCTTCATCGTGTTGTGTATACATACCAGCAAACAGCCCTGTTAATCTAGCGTTGTCTGCTCGTTTACCATAAGCTATATCTCTATCTTGTACATGACCCATCACACAGGACATCATCTTCTTAGTGAGCATGGCCCTAGCACTAGTTACAGGTCTGCCCATAACACCAGTAGTAAAGTAGTGACTGAAGGCTACACCTTCTATTATGACAGGCTGTAAGAAGTCAGCTACTTCCCAATCATCTAAGTTAAGATCCTGGTAGCCAATAGTATCTTCTAGGATACAGTCGTTCTCAATAGCCCTTTCAATCCTTTGCTCATGGTTGCCAATAGTAAATACCATACGAGGCTTCCACTGCTTCTTCTTGTTTACTTTTAACCTTTCACGCTCTGCTCTGATAGGTTGTAAGAATAAGTCCATAGCTAAGTTACCTGCATCTATGTCCTTCTTATATCTCCTACCTTCAAAAGATGCCTTACCTTTATCGTATGAACAGAGAGATTCCATATCCCACCAATCACCTATCATTACGATAACATCTGGTTTCTTAGATGCTATGTACCTACCTGCGTACAGCAAGTGATCTAGTGGTACATCAGGTTTCACCTGAGTGTCTGGAATTACGCATATCTTCATTTTAACGCTCCTCATCTATGTCGTACATATCACGCATAGCATCTTCTAATGCTATTGCTTGTTCAACGGATAGGAGGTCATCATCAAAATCTATCTCCCCTCGTTGAAATTGTTGCTCTACTCTGTCACTCAAGAAGTTGTTAGGTAATAACCCCTGTACTTGTAGGTCATTAATAACATCTATCATCTCATTGACAGTTAGTACAGCACCATCTCTACAAATCTTGCAGGACTTCATTCCTTTAATTATTCGGTACTCAGGATTACAAGTACCGCAAGAAATACAATAAAGTGTATCCATCATTTTCTTGACTCCCTTAACCAAGACTTAGGTAGTGCTGTACCAAAAGCAAAAGGAATATTATGGTCGTTACACCAATCAGAATATCTTTTTCTTTTCTTTTTAGTACACCACTGATCACGCATAAACAACATACGAATATCTAAATTTGGATTTGCTTCTTTGGCAGCTAACATTTTTGTTCTGTCGGAACTTACAAACCTTCCTTTAGCCTCAATAATAAGTGAACCTATTATAAAGTCAGGTGTATATACTTTGTGAACAAACACCACACCAGATGAACAAAACTTACATCTACCTTTCTTACTTAAATAGTAAGGTATCTTTATAGTTTCGTACTCAAATTTAATTCTTCTAGCTTTTAAGTCTTTAGCTATATTAGCTTCATACTTACTTCTGTACTTGTTCATATTTAAAACCTTTAGGATAATCTAATTGTTTATATTTTAATTGTTTTTTAAGTTGTTTTTTTTCAGTTTTATTTCCAATTAAATATATGTATCTATGTTTTCTAGGTCTTTCTATTTGTATAAACTTATCTGCATTAAACTTTCTTTCGTTTAATGTATATTTTTCACAAACAGTTTTACTATGTAAATTAGAGTTTTTTATTCTCCATTCTTTCCTTTTATCAGATAAACCAGTATATAAAAAGTTGGTTGCTTGATACACTATTCCTAAATGATTTTGTTCAGTATCTGCATAAGAAACAATTATTTTTGGTTTTGGTAGCAACTTAAAAGAAGATGAAATTAAAATAGATGCTTCATTTTTCTTATTGTTTTTAAGAACCAATCTGTTTAGCTCTATAACAAGATGTTTATTACTTTCTCCAGCTATACCTTTACACAAAGAAGGGGAAGGTGGTGAACCATAAGAAACCATTCCAACTAAAGTGTTGTTTAAAAACAAACCATAAGCAAAACTTATAGAAGGCATACGCTTTGCATAATGTATATCTAATATAAAAGGTTTTGTTTCTTTATATTCAATTTGCTTAACAACGTAATCGCCAATTAAAACTAATTGTTGGTCTTTCTTAAACATTTCAAGTTGTTGTAGCATCATAACTAAAGTCCATTGGCATTTGTTTGTTTTTTTGTAATATCCATAAGAGTTGGCTATTCTGAACGCATCTGTTACGACCTTCCTCGTAGCCAAACTCTTTTATGTACAAATCAATAATCATATTATCCCAATCTTCCCTTGCAGTATCCTTTAATAGCTTGCTTGCCTTAACTTTACCAAGACCTCTAATCCCTAAGATATTATCCGCACTATCACCAGTTATCATTTGTTGATAAAAAAATTCAGTGCCTTTAGTTACAGTTGTAAAAGTTTGCTTTACAAAATTGTAATGATTGCCTTCACACATTAACAAATCTTTATCTATGCTGCATATCATAGTATTCCGATCTTGTTTAAGACCTAACGCATCATCAGCCTCAATGTTCTTTACTATCTTAGCCTTGTAAATATTGACTAAGTAATCTCTTATTGCTTTGATGTGTACAGGCTTGTCAATACCTTTGCGGTTTGCCTTGTAATCATCTCTTACTTTGTTACGGAAGGTTGTCTTAGGTGTGAGGTATATAGTGTAGCTGTTGCAGCCACAGTCATCTATTATCTGATTGACATAGAGCTTAGTAGAGTGTAAAGCATAAGATAAAGGGTCAGCAATAACCAACCCTGTTTCCTTATCCTTCTTTTGACAAGCAAAACCTATGCGATAAACAATGATATCACCATCAATTAATGCATGCATTTAGAATGGAACATCACTATCAAAATCTTCTTCTTCTACTACTGGCAGAGGCTCTTTAGCTGGTGCAACATTACCAGTAATACGCTTATCGTGAACAAACTTAGCTAATCCAAATAAACTTTTAATAGCAGGGCTATCAACATCCTCAGAGCCAGCTATAGCAAATTCAGTAGTAATAGCCTTGTCTACCTTAGAACGATACTTACTTGGAATAGCAGTAATACCAGATACATTATCGTACACAGCACCATCTTTGTGGGTGTGTTTGATAATAATATTAACTGGTTCACCTAATACTGACTCCCAATCTGCTACTGTATCTTCTTTAGCTGTAGGTACAAAAGCCTTAAACATTTCATACTCTGTAGATAACCCAGACATAGTACCAAATATATTAAAAGGTTTAGACCAAATAATTCTTGGCTGTTCTACATCATCTATCTTTACAGTAGAGCCTAGCACTTCAAAGCACAAAGCAATTTGTTGTGCTGGTGATTTAACCTCGCCTTTGTACTCACGAAGTTGCATACCACAATCAGCTACATAGATTAACCTTGCTTCATGTTCGCCTTCGGTTAAGTTTTCATACTCCATGTTGCTTGTAGCTTTTGATTGTACTGCTGACTTTCTTTCAAATCCCATATCAATCTCCTTAATGTATTTCTGAATAATTTGCACCAAACTGCACGTCAACCTGCAACTCTCGATTCAATTTTAGCATACGATTTACTTTTTGTATACTATTTTCCAACAATTTCACACACTTATCTCTGTTGCCCTTCTTTACCTCCAATATTATTTCATCGTGAAAGTTAG